AGAGACTCTGCATATGTATCTGACTGGATCTAACGATCTACGGTCGATCATTGCGGGTGTCTTTTTGTTTGTTGGTTTGACTTGTATCCTTTGTTGTGTTATACTGCTATCGTGCATCGTGATACCACCTGTGTATCACTTTGCGCTCTTCTTAGGAAGGCAACTTGCCTTCTCAAAGAAGTTTGTCAATACAGTAATCGACTATTTGGATCTCAGATCCCGGTACTTCTTTAGGTACTGGTTGAGCGGAGTTCCTTTAGCTAGTTACTTAGTTGTGCTACCTGAGTTCGTTAACGAACCTGAGCAGAACGTGTTGAGTGTCAATGGTCTAAGGCCATTGTACATCGGCATGATCTCTAGTCAGGATGGTTCCTTTGTCGCCCCGGTGATAAAAGACTCTAAAGGTGCAATGATTGGCGAATTAGCTAATTTGAGCAAGTTCATTAAGAAACTCGACGCTGCTTTCCCTGATGACGGTCCCGGCTTGAAGAACGAAATGGCAGTGCCAGACAGCACCTTGCAAACAGCAAGGCCGCTGAGCTGCACTGTCATGTTCTATGGCGCTCACGGTGACATCATTGGAAACGGATTTAGAGTTGGCAAATTTGTTGTGACTCCAAAACACGTGGCCTTAAAAGCTCAGTGTTGGTCAGGTTACACTTTGAAGTACCAGAATCTTCTTTCCGAAGAGAAAGTACATTATTTGTCAGATTATGACGTCTGTTGGTTTATGCCAAGAGAAGCAAAATTTTCCATTGGTTCAGTAAGTGATGCTGGCACGAAGCACATCGCAAGATGTAAGCCGTCCATGTATGTTACTGTTAAAGGCTACTCATCCAAACACTACGGGTTTGTGGAGTCGCACGGAGTAATCGAAGACGCTGTCGAAAACGGTCTGTGTCAATACAATTGCAGCTCACATCCAGGGATGTCGGGCTCGCCTGTATTTTACGGCACGAAGTTAGTAGGTATGCACATCGGTTCCAATGGGAACTCTAGTAATCCATGCAACTATTTCTTTCATTTGTTCATCATCAAAACTCTCTTGAATTTTGAGTATCTACTGGAAAACAGTTTCAGTAGTTCCACTATTCCACTTGAAGTTGAATCTAATTCCTTTGACTACGGAGACGATGGTGGTGCTCACAACGATGACATTAGTCGTTTTGTTGTGAAGAACAAAGAGCTAGCTCGGTGGTTGGCTAGTGAGGACTCAAGACGCCTCACCAATTCAGACGCGGAGGACGAAGTTATGAGACGTGCTTTCTTTGAAAGCGGTCTACACGACGACGAGAATTTTGATTCATACGATTTTATTGAGATGATTCAAAACAACGCTTTTGACGGTGGGAACGACAGACAAGCTAAGCGAGTTGAGAAATTTCTTTCAGCCTACAACCAGTATCACCCTAGATCGGGTGACAAATCTGGAGGTAGTGGAAAGAGAAGAGGCAACAGGAAATGGCTTGAGTCTTTGGACTTATCACCTCAATCACCAACAGGGTCTACACAAGCCGGTGTGCCCCTTGAAGAACCTTCTGGCGAGAAGCAGGATTTTCAAAAGGGCTCTTGCAGCGTGCCGCAAGAGCCGAAAACTGTGGAGAAGTTTATGAGTCAGAGTGCTGGAGAGCACTCGACAGACACCTCCACAGAGGCCAATACATCTACCAACCGAAGGCGAAAGAAGAAGAAGAAGAATTAGACGGTCTTGTTCAAGCGGGCACTTGCGCTTCGAGACACCAACAGGCTTATAAAGCTGGAGACCCAGTTAAAGAAAGCTCTGTTGCTGTGTTGAGAAAGCATTTGTCTAACGACGAAGTAGGCAGAGTGTTAGAGTATGGGAATCCACCGAAAGGAGGTTCTGTAATAGCAGAGGCTTACTCGAAACACGTTTCAGGAGATAGATGTAAGAAGTTAGATGAGAACATTCTAAAAGAAGCAGTTGACAGAGTTGCTGAGCGTAGGGGCGAAATCATCATTGACGGACCAGTCGATGAGGATTTCACTGCGGAGCGCTTAGCCAGCAGAGTCAGAAGAGCTCTTATGGAAGTTAGTGGAGACAAGTCACCTGGCTATCCTTTGAACCTCATGTATGCCAACAAAGAACAGGCATTAGCATGTGAGTCTGAGGAGATAGTTAAGTGCGCAGTAGCAAGGTTGTTACTGTTTTCTGAAGGTCTCGACGCGCTCAAAGAATGTTTGAAGATGAAAGGAGGGTTGGTCTTTGCTGGCTACATTGACCCATCAACGGTGTTTGTGAAAGCAGAACCGCATCCTCGCAGAAAGCTTAAACTCAAGAAGTATAGGTGTATTAACCCTATTTCCCTTGTAGATGAAGCTGTAGAAAGAGTCCTGTTTAAGGAGTCTGGGCGAGTGTTGAAAGAACCTGAAAACATCTTCACGAATGGAAGTGGAGTCGGAATCGGTTTTACTGACAGACAGAACAGAGAGTTCATGGCTGTAGTAAACGATCTGACTCAACGCTTTGGACCTCCTGTTGCTCTGGATGTCACTCGTTTTGACGGAGTGCATTCAGAAGAAACACTTATGGCGACTGTCGAAATTGACATAGCTACCCACAAATCATTACGTGGGAAGCTAACCAAATGGGGACATTGTAATAGGGTCTGGGCCAAATGTTCAGCGCATTCAGCTGTAGTTATTGGTAATAAATTAATTATCAAGTTACGACCAGGAATGCTTAACACTGGTTCTCAAGACACTAGCAGGAGGAACACTCTCTTAGAGAATTTGTACACAGACACACATGCCATCATTGCGGGTGAAGTAGTTTACGTCATCTGCAACGGCGATGATGCTTTGGTCTGGGGTATAAAGGATCTGCAAGCCTTCTTGGACGCTGCCAAGGAGACGGGCATAGGCCTGAGAGATGTTATTAGATGCTCTGAT